GCTTGGGCTTCGGCTCGGCGTTGGCGTGAGCGTGACTGTGCCGCTGAGCGTTGGGCTTGGGCTTCGGCTCGGCGTTGGCGTGGGTGTTCTGGTTGCCGTGACGCTTGGCGTTGGGCTTCTGCTAGGGGTAGGGGGCGGGACTGTAGCGGTAGGTGTAGGGCTTCTACTAGGTGTAGGCGTAGGCGTTGAGCAAGAAGGTATGCTTGGTACTCCGCCTATGTCAGGACCGGAGTTATATGTTACAGAAACTGTTCCACCGCAATCTACATCTCTGTAAAATCTCTGGTCATAAGATAGGCCAAACGAAGATCCGCCTAGGCACCTAAAGTTTCTAATATTGACCCAAAGTTGAAGTGCATCGGGGTCAATATTAGAAACTGTATAACTTGCTGTTCCGACCACCCCAGATACATTTACATATATTTCTGGACTGATGTCGTCTTCTATTGAAACATCTGCCGCATACCCAGCCGGGATTGTGACAGATACGGTCATGTTGCAATTAAGGGCCGAGAATTCGGCTTTATTTTTTAGCCATTCATTTTCAATCATGGCGACGACCCCCCTCCAGGGGTTGTAATTGGGGTTGGTGTGGGAAGCATTCGTTTCTTGAATGTCACGCCGCCGAAGCTGTATCCATTAAAAATGCAGTCGCAAGTGCATTCTGGAGGCTCCTTGGGTCCGCACTCGAAGTGTATGGTTATGCTATCGCAGCAGTTTTCGGGCGGACAAGACTTGTCGCAGCAGTCCACAAAGCACTGTTGACTAGGATCGGCCGCCAACCCAGGCCGGCCTCGTTTGAACTGTTGTCCGCAGCAGTCTCCCATTTAGCTCCCAAAAAAGTCTTCTGGATATTCAATTTTTACAACTCCATCTTTATCGGTCTTTTCCCCAGTGCTAGGATCCTCCACCCACCATCTTACTTGGTTGACCGGTATGCCCAATTCGTCCATGTGGCACTTGTCCTTGGGATCTACTGGCATGTGGTATCTATTTCCCTCGATAAGGATTGCCACCCCGCAGGTTTCTTTTGTTTTGTCAAAAAGAAGACAGTTGCCGCATCTGGGCTCTTTCATATTTTTTTCCAAATGTATGTATTGAACTTGTTGAATAAAAGAGTATAATCTCAGTGAGGAAAAGGTTTAAAAATGAGATTGTTGGCTTGTGCGGGACAGCTCCGTCAGGGCAAGGACGTCACGGCGGACTATCTGGCCAAAAGGCTGGGTTGGGGTAGGGGCTCGTTTGCCTCAAATGTCAAACGCATTTTTTGCGAGACATTTGGCGTAGATCTTGATTTTATAGAGAAGTGGAAGACCGTCTCGGAACCTCCTCCGGGATTTAAGATACCTGTCCGACAAGCCCTTCAGTTTATAGGGGACGGATTTAGGAGCATAAAAGACGAAATATGGATCGAGATGCTTCTTCGTATAGATCATAAATCTTTGATAATAAGCGATGTCAGATACAAGAACGAACTTCTTGCGGTAAGAGAGAGGGGTGGGAAAAATATACTTATTTATAGACCCGGCTTTATCAACAATGACCCGAACGATTCAGAATCTCAGATAAGAGAGTTTGTTGAATATTTCTTGAAGGAGGGCATTGAGGGTCGGGTCAATTGCTCAACTGGGGACTTCGGGCTGGTGGACTTTTTCCTGGTGAACGACGGCAGCCTGGATCAACTTTATTCCAAGATTGACGATCTTATTTTGCCTTTCTTGGAATTCTCCAATTAGGCTATTCCGCCTTGACCCGGAGAGGGCTCCAGATCTTGCTTGAGCAACCCCTCAAGATCCTTTATGTCCACGAGGAAAGTCTGGTTTTCTTTATCCTTGTCCACTCGGACGACATTTCCGTCTTCGTCCTTGTACTCTGAACTCTTAATGAAGGGGTCGTTTATTTTCACTACGACCGCATGGGTTATTTTTCCTTCGCTGTTTCTTTTAAATTTTTTAATCTCGTAGGGGCCAACATTGCTGGTTAGGCCAAGCCTTTTGGAGGCTTCTTGGCTGAAGGAGAAGAATTTGCCTATCTGGGGCTCTATTTCCATGTCTCTCGGGTCTATTCCGAGCGTATCCTCAAGCGAGGAAAGGTAGGACTGATCCTCCTCCAGGAACGATCTAAATGTTTTTTTGCTCATGTTTAGGTGTATATATCCTCGGCGGTGAAGAACCTTCTATGAGTGATGTTGGTTCATCTTGAATTGAGGAAGAATTATGGACAGTCCGGCATTTTCTAATTTTCGAGAACTGATGGATAAATGGGACACCGCCTCCAGACTGTTCACAGAGAATGACCTTTGTCTTTTTTTCAAGAAGGACGGTGTCTTGTACGGGGCTACGGAGACGGGACGCATAACCTTCGCCCGCATGAAAAGTCCCGAGTCCAAGGAGGACGAGGATTGGGCAAAGGAGGCCAGCTTCTCCGCCTATGACTTGGAAAAATCTACAGACGGAGACAAGTCCATGTCCGTATTCCACAGCGGCGACATTGACGAAATAGAAGTGGTCACCCAGGAAAAGGCAGAAAAGCACTTAGAGAAGAAGGGCAAGAAAATGATTGTCGTGTCCGATGACGAGGATGGCGACAAGACTTATGGGGAGGAGTGAAAATTGCCGTACAAAAACATAGAGAGCTGGGCCAGCAGCATAGGATATGTCGTGGAGGACAACTTTGACGGCTATGTCTGGTACAAGGAAGGATCCGTGACGCAAAAGAAGTGCCGTTCGGCCGATGAGGTCATGGATCAAATCCTTGAAGATATCAGGTCGAACTACCAAGGAGAAAGATGACTCTCCCCTTCGCAGACGGTTCCGGCAAGAAATACGTGTGCTTTTGTTGCGGGGTCCAGTTCGAGGATTATGCGGAGTTCAAGTCGCACATCTTGGAAAGCCACGAGGAGGGCAGGGAGTTTGTGAGATGCCCCCTGGAGCACTGCGGGGCACCTGTTAGGGATGTCAAACTTCATATGAAGGTCAAGCATCCCAACTTTGACTTCAGAAACTATGCCGGGCAGGCCCGGGCCATACTGTGGCACGACTTCTCGCAGAAGGGAAAGAAGACGAGGAAGCCCAAGTTCAAGCAGGGCAAGTACGAATCTACGAAGACGGGGAGGGTCTTGGGCTACAGGAGCGGCCTGGAGGAGAAGGTCTACAAGATACTGGATCAGCATGACGATGTTGAGTCGTTCTACTCCGAACCGTTCCAGATAGATTACATACACCAAGGGCAGGCCCACAGGTACACGCCCGACCTCATCGTGAACTTCATGGACGGCACCAAGCAGCTTTGGGAGATCAAGCCGTCCAACCAGACCGACCTTGAGATGAACAAGAACAAGTGGCGTGCGGCAGAGGAGGCGTGCAAGGTGCGGGGCTGGAAGTTTGAGGTATACACCGAGCAGAGGATCAACAAGTTGGGGCAAGAGGTCAGACGCCAAGCAATAGACGAATGATTATCTAGGAAGAAAGCCCAACGCCAACACCCTCGTCGCTAGTTCGTCGTCGAATACGACATAATGGTCTTCCCTGCCTGGAGTTGAGAACGGGCTTGGGGCAAGGTTGATCCCGGTCGTTTTTTTCTTCTTCGTTTCCGTATAATCCCAGAAGGACATAAGCCTTATTCCGTTGGCCTCTATACATGCGAGAAATTTATCTTTGGCCTTGTGATATTCTGAATATGTTCCGTCGTGGGGAAAACCATCCCTCATCAGATCTCCTAGTTTGGCCTCGATCTCGGTGATGAGACTTGTTCCGTTGCTTGAATACATTTTATAGCAGCTCCCCCAGAACCAGCATTCTTGTGGCTAGATCCTCAGGAATAAAGAATTTGCCGACCTCCACATAGCCCTCTAGGTTCTTTGGTTGGGCCAAAAGAACCGAGTCCTTTGGGCACACCACAAAATTCCAACCATTCCAGGAGTCGCAATCCGCGGGCTGTCGGGGGAGTTTTATCTTCCAATGTATGGCTCTCTCGTTCAAGAACTCTCCCCACAATCTCCTCTCGGAGCAACTGAGCGTGAACTTGTGACCGAACATTCTTTCAAAGGATTGATTAATTACGAGCATGATCTTCCGATGGGTCGGATCTTTGAGTTCCCATGGAGCACGAATCCAAGGAAGGGGAGCCTTTTTTAATTTCTTCTTGGACCAGTTCGTGGAACTCATTCCGCCTCCCAGTCCCGTGGAACCCTGTACTTCATTTCCCTGATGTCTGGGGGGCCAATCGTAAGCATCTTGAGCGCGAAGTCCTTGTCGATGACGAGCATCCTGACCCTGCCGTCAGATCCGCCCCTGTTGTAGAACTTCGTGGCCGGATCTACGGCTACGAACTGGTCATCCCTCAGTTTCGGCTTGAAGTCGATCAGGAAATCCTTCAGCGTCTCCCTTCGAACCCCACCGAGTTTCTTGAGGTATCTGTCCCATCTGTATAGCATTCGGTTCGTGCCCGTGGGGCGACGATGATCGCCATAAGACCAGTGAGACATGTGAGTGATCTTGCTGAACTCGTCGTACAAGAGTTCAAAAGCCCTCTTGGATATGCTTTTATTTTCGCTCATGGGAGACCTAGCACAAGGAACCTCACCGCCAGTTCCGCGTCTATTTCAAGCCATTTGTATCTGAGAAAGTCTTCCTCTGACTTTTGGCCGAAGAAGGGGTTGAGGACAACGACCGTGTTTTTATGATCGTAGTACATTGGCACTTCTTCAAAATCATAGAAGTCCGCAACGGACTTGTCGGTGTAGTGAGCGCCCTTGACATAGAAGTCGGGGGCTCCCGGCTTGATTTTGTGTTTTATACAGAATTCCCTCCACTTCTCCAAAAATGGAGGATGGGGCAAGGGCTGGTTCTGTTGAACCGGGAAGGGCGGGCCGATGGCTCCAGTGAGGACTTCGGTGAGTTTGTTGAGGGCCTCCCGTGCCCAGAATTTATCGGAATTCATGGTTTAAAATTCAAGGTGGCCGAGGGTCAACGCCCTCATGGCTAGTTCATTGGGAATCAAGGCGTAATACTCCATCCCGAGATTCACCGGCACGAAACCCTTCGGGAATTCGCTGAAATCGTACATCATGTCTGCCAAAAAAATGCCGCTACTCGCAGGCAGAGCCTCAGGACCCATTGATCTAATCGCAAGTGCGTTGCGAAGAAGAACTTCAAGCTTTTTGATGTTGTCGTCGGAGAGTTTCACAGTTCATCTCCAATGCGTTCCACATCCAAAGGGACACCCAGCATCTCGCCGGCCCGCCGGATGTCTTCCAAGGCGGTCAAGACGGCTTCCTCGAGCGATTCCGCCTCCCTGGAGAAATCAAGAAGAGGCTTGCCGCCCACCATGCTATGGGTCGCGTCGTCGCATCCCGCCTCAAAAAGGGCGTCGGCCAGATCGTCGGTCAAGTCCGACACCCCCTTCAGCACGAGGGTGAAATCCCAAGTTTTAGTCATACATCCACCTTTTCATCGAATGCTGTGTACGGGTTGCACTTCGGCTGAGGTCCGCCGTGAGCTTTTTTATTTTCATTGTCTATACCATCTCTCGTACCAGTCTAGCCTCGCCGATACCTTAGCGCAAAGGTCGCTGTCGTCCTTCTCTAATGTCAGCAGCAGACTGCCCAGCGTTTCGCGGACGATGTCGGCTTCCTCCGACTCGCCTTGCCCGGCGGTGACCAGGCGGTGCAGGTCGATCGTCAGAAGGATCGCCGTGTGGAACTCGTTTTCGATATTCATGGGTTGAAGCACACCTCGAATCCGAATCCCAATACCCTGAAGTTAAAACCCCGGCCCCAGTCGTAGGTGTAGAAATAAAGTTCGGTAGTCAGGTCAAGGCTGAATCCATATTGGTGAAGGTCGTCACTGGGGTGCCAGTTGGGATCGTCCGTCTTCGGCCTCTTGACGAAGACGAAGTTGAAGGGGTGGAAGAACTTTAAGCTGGAGTGGCGGGGCTTGTCGGCTTCATACTTCTGGTCGCACTCCTCGCTACAGATCCAAGCCCCATCGCCCCTCTGCCACCCGTCGCCATGAACGGGACAGAGATAGCTGTTGTTTACGGCCTCTTTCCTTTCGCAGGTGTGGATGGATTTTCCACACACGAAGCAGCTCTCGAGCGGGGCGTCGGGATCGGCACAAGACTCATTCATTTTAAACCCCAAGCCTTGGCTTCAAAATTTTCAGTTTTCGTGAACGCCGTGACATATTCGTTGGGTTTGAGTTGCACGAGAAGCAGGATGGGGTTCCCTGTGTTGTCGTCCTGTATCATGAACGAATCCTTGGAGAGGAAAGTGAGCCGCACCCTTCCGTAGGTCCTTACGACCTCGTCGGTACCCTTTTCCAAGACCTTGACTTCTTGGTGTTCGTGGAAGCGTTCCACCACATTGTTCGGCTTGACGCCCTTGGGGCAAAAGATGGCGGAGCCCATCTTCTCTCTCCACTCATTGTCCAAATAACACAAGAAAGAAACCAATGATATGATTGCAACTAAATAAAGGAGAACTTTCAACCAAGTTTTCTGTTCGTCGTTCATTTTTTTTTGCTTTCTCGGTTTCATCTACATCTCGTCACTGGGGTTGGCAGCGTATGCAACCTAATCATACCTTGGTGCTCTCGTACTGATCCGAGTCCACCGGGAAGTTGACCATGCCGACTATCTGGTTTGTTCTTCTCATTTTTGTTCACTCGTTGTGGTCGGAAGCGACATCCAGTGGCTACACGGGAGCCAATCGCCGTCGGCATCTCCGTACTCCATGGCAATCGCTTTGCCGTGCGTGTGCTTGCCCTCCCACCATCCAAGATTCACCTCTGTCAACGGATCGTCCAAGTAAAACAAAACGCGCTCGCCCTCTGGGGGGAGTTGTTCCGTTATAGGAATCCACCGCGATTGGCGGTACAGAGGGACGATATCACACCCGGACTCAATCGCTTCATCATTCGCATCTTTTAGGCATTGAAATACCATCACTGGCTTTTTTGGCGTTTCATCAAGAGGCGGATAAAGAGCCCACGCCACAGGTTCTTGTTCACTCATTATTCACCTTTGACTCAGTCATGTGTTTTTCCTTTGGCCGACGGTCACTTCTTAAACATGTGAGTGACGGCGGTCATAAACACCAAAAGCCACAAAAGAGCATACTTCCATTTAGGAACAGTTATCGGAGTATTGAGTTTTTGAAAAATGTTCATTTTGATTTTTCCTTGATATCCACAAGGACAACGCTCCACCCGAGACTTCTGGCTTCCTTCCATGTCCTGTTAAAAGGCTGGAGCCAGTTATGCTTGAATCTGAAGCACGGGATGCTCAACTCCAGACATGCGGATCGGCTTGAATGGAGCGTCTTGATGACAAGCCTCCCCTTCGGCGAACGCAGGCACCACGCGGTTCTTCCCAATTTGCTCATGCTTCAATCATGTCCCTGAGTGTTTCAATGTGTTTTTCTAGCGAGGGGTCTTTCACCGAGGCCAAGATCAAATGTACCAAGGCGATTCTTATCGCATCCCGCTGTCCGGATGTTAGTCCGCCATCTTCAAGTTGCACTGGCTTGAGTTTGTCCCCGTTTACATAGCGCACCTTCATAGTTCCGGCCGTCTTGAGGGAGACGGGATTGAGTTCAAAATCTTGTTTCTCGGCGTCGTCCATGAGTGTCTCCAAAACTATTGTATCTTCCAAGGAAAAAAGCCCAACGCCAGAATCTTTATGGCCAACGGGGTTGGAACTTTCAGCACTTTGCCGCTTCTGACGGGCCACCCCAGATCAATGATTATGTGCTTCTTGCTGTCGAATTTGCCCTTGTCCTTCTCTACTTCCTTTATCCCGAGTTTGAGGAGTTCCTCTTGGAAGAAGCTCATCCCGGACTTCTTCGGGAGCGTGTCCGAGAACTTCAATTTCGGATGCGAGGTGGACTCTTGAATGAGTTGGGCGATCTTGTCCTTGTTTTCTCGGGTTATCATGGCAGTCCCAGTGCGACGATCTTGAATGCCGTTTCTGTGTCTACCAATATCATTCGGTCGTAGTATTTTGATCCGTCCTTTTCCCGAATAAAATGTTCGTCCCTGAAGACAATCATCTTTGAGTCATAAGGGATGATGCTGGTCTTGCCACACCGGGTGCAGGATTGCTTGTCGGAGGTTTCGCACCCCAGCGAATGTATGTACTCCAGCCAACCCTCTTCGGAGAACAAGCCCGCACCCTTCAGTTCCTTGCCCTTCTCTCTGAAGAGCCGGTACACCTTGAGGTTGAGTTGGTCTAAAAAAGTATCCATGCTCATGGGATTTCGCCAAAATACAGAGCCTTTAGGGCGAATTCTGTCGGGGCCGCTATTGTTCTGCACCTGATGGGGTCGGACACGAGCACGAAGCCTTTCGGATGATTCACTGGCTCAACAAGACGGCCCTTTAAAAGAAAATAGCATCCATGACCCTTCAAGAATTCGGTCCACTTCAGCATGACACAATCGTGTTTGATGACGGGCTCATGTCTGAAATACATGTCGTAAAGCCTAAAGAAACTATCACGAAACATGTGCTCCAGTTTGGAGATTGATTCTCTGTTCACGGCAGCCCCAATGTCATGATTTTGATTGCGATTTCCTTCGGGACGAGGATCATGGTCGCCTCCACGACGCCGAATGTCCGGCACATGAAGTCTCCGGGATCCGCACACGAACAAAGGTTGGGATCTTTCTCAAGTTGAATTTCAGCGTTATCCGCCCTTGCCAACCAGGCTCCCGTTCGGAGTATGCGCCTCAGCCAGTCCTCGCTCTTCGGAGGCCAAGGGTCGGAATTGTAATACGCCTTCTGGATCGTCTCCGCGAGTTTCCTGTCGGGTCTCATCACGGCAACCCCAGCGTCAGTACCTTCGTCGCCACATCCAACGGAATTTGAATCCATCCCCCGGCGGGATTGGACATGGTGATGCCGTTGGGGTTTGACCCTTTTATTCCCGTCCAAGTTTGATAATCTGTGAGGATCATGCCGAGCGACTCCAATCGGGCGTTCCATTCGTCTATCATCTCTCCGGGATAGACCAAGTTCCCTTTCATCTGGGCGAGCGCGAATTCGGAGTGGATGGTGGCGTAGAGTTTCGTCCATCCCTCGGTGACATCAAGGGGGTGGGTCATAGACCATCGTACTCGCTCTCAATTACATACGCGATGTCTTCGAAGTCATCGCCGTGGTCGTTCATCTGGGCGAGGGTGCGTCCGTCGGGCAGTCCGCCATCGTCGATTCCTATGCCACTCCAAATCATCACCTTTTCGGGCAACGTCCCGTTGCAGTCGCCGAATTTCATCACCTTGCAGTCCCTGAGTTCTTCAGTGCCTCTCTCTGCCTCGGTCTTCAACTTCCTCTTGTGCTCCTTCTGGTAGAGTTCGCACAATACCCCGAGGCAGCAGTGCCTCGTGACTCCGGCCTTGGTCTTGTACTTGAGGGCGTGCCTGCCCTGCTTGTACTTTCCGGAACGAAGGGCCTTGACCCATTTCTCGGCGATCTTCTTCTTCATTTCATCTCCTCTGATCCTTGATCACGGTCTCAAAATCGTCTGCGAGTGCCTGCATGTCGCGTGCGAACGCCTCTTCGTCTGTTTTTGGCAGATCCGGCGGCGGTGAGAACATCGCGCCGAAGATGTCAAAGCCCTTCCAGAAGGCGCACCAGTTGAATTTTTCCATGGACTCGCTCCTTTGCGATCTTCTTCCTCATTCTAGTCTCGTTTTAGGTCGGTGTAAAGTCACGACGACGGATTTTAAAACAGGCAATATTTAGGGTTTGGATAAACCAGTCAAGAAACCATTTTGGAATTTACTTTTTCTATCTCTTTTTAGAATTCATCCTCGTTAACTTCTCTAAAATCACTAATGTGTCTCATAACTTCAATTCTTCCGTCATCCAAATCAGCCAAAACACAATGACCAGGAGCATTTTTAATTTCAGTCAAGAATGCAAAGAACTTTGGTTTTTTTGATCCGTATCCCAATGATCCATAATACTTAACTTTATCTTGTTCTGGCAACTTGTTCCAAAACTCGGGGTTAAAATTTTCTGGAGCAAAAACCACAACCGTGCCGGGTTCAAATTTGCTCATGATTTTTCCAATCAAAACCGGTAATTCTACCGACTGTTCTGTCCGACAAAAAGACCAAATACAACTATCCAACTTATCAGAAACGCAAAGAATGCAACACTAAAAACCCAATATGCGTCTCTTCCGTAATTCAGCTTGAATATATTCACAATCCAATATAAAAAACCCAAAACCAAAGCAGATGTCAGTATGGAACAAAAAGTAGCCACGGCGGATGCGTAAATCATTTTAATCATTTTTTCTCCTAGCGATAATAGTGCGTCAAGGTTAAAATTTTCCGGCGCAAAAAACACAAAAGTACCGGGTTGCTTCACCGCTTCTTAGGCGGAGCCTTCGGCACTTCGGTTTGACTCACTACGGGTTGGTAGCCACCCTGTGCCAGTTTCATTGATTTGAGCGTCATAATTTCCATATGTCGCTCCGCTTGATTTTTCAATCTTTGGTTTTCTTCCACTAGGTCTGCATCACGATCAGCTTGGGCGCATAATCCCATTTCCAACATACTAGCATCATTCATAATATGCTGGATGATGTCTTTCCACTGATGTTTGGTAAGGGATAGTGTTACAGTGACTACTTCATTGTTGTCGTTCATTTTTTCTTTCTACAAATAAATGCAACCAATACAGCCCAATTAATTGAAAAAAATTTCTTGAGTCTTACAAATGGTTTTGCCATATGTTTACGAAAATCTTCGGCAAAATCTGGCTCTCCAGCATCGTCCAGCATTTCTTGAACACTATTGTATTTTGTCATTTCTTTTCTCCTTGATCAATCATATTTCGCAGGATTTCATCGTCGATGGACAGAAACTCGTCGCCGGCTACACCGAGGCGTTCAAGTAGATTACGAATAACTGCGTGTGCCAACGATTCTTGAGATATTTTTTTCCATCTAGGTTTTTCACGAGTCGCCAATAGTTGCAAGATCGGGACACAATGTCCCGATTTCTGTCCCGATATACTTCATTTTTTGAACCACCTCATGAATCCGGGCTGATTGGGAACTTTGGGAAAACAATCTTCAACCCTAACCCTTGTCTCTTCTTCTTTTTCAACGCGGCCTCCAAGTTTTACGAGCAGCGATTTGAGCACGACGGCATAGCTCTTCCATCCATACTGTTCAAGAAGAAACGCAAGATTGTCAATCATCTTGAACTCGTGGTCGGTAAGAGTCGCAGGCGAAGGGCTACGGGGATGGATATGTTGAGTCGCCCAATCCATCCACTCCGCCGGAGTGAAATCGTAGTATCCCGTAGGGCCGGTAGTGACGATGCTCTCGCCGAACTTCATCGCCGTGTCGCGCCATGCCTCCAGACGGTTAACCTCGGCGGTGAGCCTGTCAACTTCGTCGCTCAACTCTTTGTTTGATGCGTGCAGCCAAACATTGCCTTCTGTTTTTGCCACAGCACGCTCGTCGGTGAGCGTAGGCTGCGGCTGGCGGTAGAGCGGAACGATTTCAATTACGGTGCGGGCGTTTTGGGCAAGCTCGCGTTCCACGTCCTTCTGGCTAAAGTCAAGGCTCTTGCAAAACCCGCCGTCTGCTCGTACGGCGTAACCGTACCACGCCACCGGTTCCTGTGTATCTGCCGGTGCCGCACCGCTCTTCAGTGGAACTGGGGATTCGGGCTCTGGATTCTTCATTGCTTCAAATGCAGTCCAGCACTGCCCGCAAGCGTCGGCCACAATGCGTCTGCCTCCGTCGCCGCAGGCGCCGGAGTACATGCTTGTTGCCTCGGCGATCCAGTTCATTACGGCGGCATTGAAACGCTCTTGTTGTTCTTGTTTACTCATCGTGCTCCTCCGTGTCTATTTTTCCCCACTCGCAACCGGTCGGCATGGGCCTGGGCGGCCCGAATGTCACATCCACTATCCTTGCGGACTCTTCAAACACCAAGGCGGGACCCACGAAGGTTCCCACGGTGCCGTCGCTGAGCTTCAGCGTAACAGATTGTATCATTTCTTCCTTGTTCATGGCAGCCCCAAAACCATGATCTTCATGGCCGTTTCCTTTGACAGCGCCAAACGACCAGTGCCGCATGGATCATTGACGATCACGAGATCGTCGAGGTTAGGAGAGTGCTCATCATATGGAAAGATGCCTATGTCCATCAAATACGAAAGCCAGTTTTTCTCGTACCAATCCATTTGGGGCCTAGGAGGCTTCTTGATCATGATTATCTCATGGCTCTTGTGCCAAAGCATCGCGACTATCTGGCTTTCAAGTTTCATGGCAACCCCAGAATCGCAATCTTCATGGCAGTCTCCTTGTCTATCCTCAAGCACCTCGGGATTTGGCCTCTTTTGTTGCCGAACGCTGTGTGGTTTTCGTCCCTTACAACGACGCTCTTTTCTTCTTCGTAGCCGCCGAAATTACTTGCTTCACATTGCGCCGTCTCGCAACCGATTGAAAGAACATAATCGTCCCATTCAACCTCGGAGAAGTTGGGATTGCTCCTCAACTCCATTCCCTTGCGAAGCAAAAGGTGCCAAACTTTTTTTGCCAGGCTCATTTACAGCATTCCTTGGTCAGTTTCTTATGCCATCTGTCAAATTGATGCAATCGTTTCAAAACCACCGCCGCCACCGTTGTCCGCACCTAGTTACCTGGCTGACCACTAACCCGGGAATTCGGTGGTCATTTGACGGACTAGCCGGTGTGAGTCATCCGGCTCCCGAGGTTGACGACTCCTCAAGTTGACGGCGGTGGTTATTTCAAGGAAATCCTCCCATCACGAGCACTTTCGTGGCGAAATCCATGGGCACTTCCGCTATGGACGGGCTGCGACCGACAGGCTCCATGCCCTCCTCAAGATTAACTACAAGATAGCCCCTTCTCCTTCTGCAAGTTCGCACCAACCTGCCTCCCCATGATTCCAAGTACTCGGCAAGTTCCTCTGGATTCTTCCATCGGCACCGTATCGGCTCGGATATGGGCGCCAACCTGGGCGTGGGCGGGAATTTGAGGCCGTTGGCTTCGTATATCAACTTCCTGAACTTCTCGCATTTTTGCTGGTATGTCATGGGAGTTCTACTTTTTCTTGGCGACCTTTTTGACCGCCTTAATTGCCATTTCGGGCACTTTTTTGAGAAACTCCTTGTACGGGAACCACTCGTAGTCACGGCCACTAGGGCTGCTTGGCGAATTTAGAATTGTTCCCGAACCGAACCTAAACTTTTTGACGCCCCTCTTTTTCTTTCTGCCCTCAAAGGGCTTGAGATTTAAGACATTACACCCGGTGCCTCTGCAAGTTATGCAGACCACTGCTTTATCTGGGGCCTCCATGAAACCCCGATATAGTCCGGTTCCGCCGCAGTTTTCGCATTCGGCGTGAAATGTGATCTTTCTACTTGACTTCATCGTTTGTGATCCTGTCGGCCAAAATCGGACATTCCAAAACCATCATCTTGAGGGCGAGTTCCTCGGGCAACAAGAGGAAGTCATTAAAGATGCCCCATTTCTTTCCTGACCGCCCCTATGCGAATTCCGAACTGATTGATCTGCTCGTTGAGCCACTTGATCTCCTCAAGCCTCATCAGGTTCTCGGAGGTGTGGGGGATGAGGCTCCACCCGTAGTAGGTGTGATACTCCCTCTTGGCCTCGTCGTCTATGAAATTGAAGGTGTACCGGGAAGACCATCGCTCATCTTGCTTCCTGACATTGACTGCGATCTTGCGTCCACCACAAGCGTATTCCGTAGGAATATTGTACGGAGCCTCCTCGCAGAAGACGATGTGGTGGTCGTAGATGTACTCCGAATTCGGGTCGGGCTCCATTTCGCTCTTGTTGAACGATCCCACGAAGTCCTCGAATCGGTTGGAAACGCCCTTTATCTTGTCACCGATCTGCATCTTTCACCTCCCATCCAATCCGCTACTAAATCTTGCAGTAGTTGGGAAAAGATCTTTGCATTTTCTTCCATAGGCTCATGTGAGAAGGCATATTCCCTCATAAGATGATCCACGACAATCAAGGCTTCCGCATCGTCGTCATGCCCATCCGCCCGAAGGTAATCCACAAGTTTTTCAATTTTTGATTCCATACAATTTAAGTCCTTTTCATATCGTTTTCTCGCGTGTCATGTCGTCCAAAGCCTGCATGTAGGGGCAACTCCACTCCCTTGGGTTCTTGTCCGGGTAGCGGGAGTTGACGTCATCCAGGAGTCTCTTGACGGCGAAACGGAGTTCAAATTGTTTCTCTAACTCCTTGGATGCCTCTTGGCACAGCCTTCCCACAGGGATGCTGGTGCTGGACGGGTATCTTCCCTCCCCGTGGATGACCAATCGGTGGTCTTCCGGGACGGACGCCAGAAGCTCGTGCAGGGGGACTTGTTTTTCAATCATGACTCACCACTATTCCGTACTCTATGATTCCCAAATCCTTGCTGGCGTGTTCCTCGGCTTCTTCGGCCGTGCCGAACGGGCCATTTACGAACTGATCTGGTTCAATTGCCTCAAAGGGCTTGTCGTTTTCCACATAGTTGGTGGCGAATCCCATGGCCCAATACCACCCGTCATCAAATTTGCGGACGACCACGAAGTTGTCGGCGCTCAACGGGACTCCCTTTCAAGCAAGCCCTGAAGCGCATCGGCGTGCAGACTCGCCTCAATACAGCAGTAATTTTCGCCATCCTTCTGGATTTTGCGATGCTTGTCTACGAAGAAAAGGATCGCAGCCCGCTCCGCGTCGGTGAGAGATGAGGCTCCATTAGTCGAGGAGCCGATGCGCCCGTCGCACTGAGTGGCTGTTCCCGGCGAAAGCCCAATTGCGTCACGCAACGCCTCCCACGCCTTAGATGCCTCATCCTCCGACATTCTAGTTGGCTTCCAAAAATCGCACTCATAAAGTCGCGTCGCGGCCTCAAGGAGAGCGTCATGGCGATTTTCTTTCATGATTTTATCACTTGTTTCCCGAAGGTGGCGGTTTTTCTCGGCGTCGTCCATGAGATAGGCGAACAAGCATTCCAGCCCTATCGGGATGGCGAGAAGTAGCGCGACTGCAAGCACGAGGTAGATCATTTGAGTTTTTCCTAGAGCATTATAGCCCCGACTTTTGATCGTGTAAACTGGTTCTTCTAAGGCTGTCTCCCGCATATTCTCGATTGAGGGGCTGTCGGGGAAGTATCCAAGGGCTAAGGCCTTCATGGCGAGTTCTTCGGGGACGCCCAACTTTTCGTATGCAACAAGAGGATCCGCCACGATCAAAAATTTTCCGACAGGAAGGACTCGCTGTTCAACCCCCTCGGCTTTGACGATTCCCATCTCGTCGAGATATGAGCGCCAAACATGCTTGGGGAACATGATCTTCGGGCCAAACGAGGTAGAAACCGGGGAACTAGAAACAATCTTTTTGCCAAGGCGCTCGTGGCGGGGTTCTTGGCGGTGCGGAGAATTGGCTTTTTCGTAGTGCAAGTCCGCGATGTCAAAAAGTTTCTTGTTCAGGATGTCATAGAGTTTTTCATTCACGGGAACCCTCCCAAGGCCAGAACCTTGAAGGCGACTTCCTTGGGAATTGAAATGAGATGCAATTTGCTCAATGGATCAAGGACGAAGAAGACATCCTCGTGGTCGGGAAATTTCATCGCATATGCGGCATGTCCGTCGGGAGCATATACGATTCTTGTTGTCTTGAAGCCCATCTCGTTGATATATTCCGCCCATTTTTGGAGGGAGCGGTACTGTCCAAACACCTTTTCCCACTTCTCCTCTAGAAGTTGGTGCAGCTTGGTGGAGCCCATTTCAGAATTCATTTCGCAACCTCAAACGAAATCTCCGGAAACTCGCCGAGGACGACGGCCTTGAACGCGGTCTCTTTGGGAACCGCTATGTAGCCCGTGAAACTACTCTGGGGATTCAGACAGACCACATAATCGTCAATGTTTGAAATGACATGGTCAAGAATATCTGAACTGTGGTATCGTAAACACCCGATCTCGTCAAGATAGTCCCGCCACATCTGGTCTATGTTTGGAGTCCAGATGGAGAGCGAGCCGCTCTTTTTTATGTACAAGTCTATGAGGTCGTCAAACCTCTTCTTCAAGAGCGCGTATATCTTTTTGCTCATCTTGTCTGTCATTTTTGCTGGGTTCCGGGTGGAAAATCGCTTATCAAAATAGCCTTGAGCGCGGTCTCCTTGGGAATCCGCACCTCCTCGACAAACCCTTTGCCGAACGGGGGGCTTGATGGGTTGCGACAGACCACGAAGTTCTCCGATTCCGAAGGTGGGTTGGTTGGGCGAATGTTTTCAACTACGGCGCATCCCAAGCCCTCAAGGTAGTTGAGCCAAAGATCGCCAAGGCGACCCTTTAAGCCCATGACACCCGCCAGTTCGTCAAACCTCTTCTTGAGAAGCCTGTATGTCTCGTCGTTGATCTTGTCTGTCATTCCAGGTCCATTTCCGGCAGTTCGCCGAGAACCAAGGCTTTGAACGCCACATCCTTGGGGAAGGCTACCGTCTCCTTCCATTCGTTCGAGGGACTGGGGATGTACAGGAAGTCGCCTGGTTGGAGGCCTTTTTTGCAATCCAGACTCAGCAAGTACTTGTCCCAGATCGGCCTCAAATGTATCGGCCAGCGGTTCGGATCGCAACAAATATTGCTGAAGAAGACCATGAGGTCGCGGTGTCTCCTCTCAAGCATTTTGTACAGTTCGTACAGTTCATCCGCTGTGTCCAAGGGAGGCCTCCCGCATTCTTTCAATTGAGGGGCTGTCGGGGAAGTACCCGAGGGCCAACGCCTTCGTGGCGAGTTCGTTGGGGATTCCGACCCTATGAAACTGTGCGAGCGGATCCGGAATTATCGTAAGATTTTCTTTGATCCATTCAATATCAACCTTCTGGCCCTGGAGGTCCGCGAAGGAGAGGTTCTCGATTTCGTCCTCCATATCGTTCTCCCTGAACCATCCGGAGCGAACAAATTTGATAACTCCAATCTCCTCAAGATACAATTTCCAGATTTCAAGATCAAACTGTTCTGTGAAGATTCCTTTTATCGCACTTGAGATAACGGGCATCCAGTTCGGCTTCGGCCCAGGCCGGGAATGCTCCAACTCGTGACCTTTGTACAGATCGGCGATGTCAAACAACTTCTCGTTGAGGATGTGGTAGAGTTTGTCTTTTGTCATGTGGATTCACGAGGTCTTTCTGCCGAGGGGCTGTCGGGAAGGTATTCGAGCGTCAGGGCCTTCAAAGCAAGTTCCTTGGGAACAAGCACCCAGTGGGCATTCACCACCGATACATTGAAAGACTTCATGCACACATAGTCGTTCGGTCCGTTGTTGACCAGGTCCGCTATTTGCCCAGATGGTATCATCTTGCATCCATACTTCTCTATGATTGACCACCAAGCGTCATTGCGGACATTCTGTCCGCTCTTCGGCGGACAGACCTTGTCCAATTTGGCGATGAATATTTCAAGGAGCTTTTGATGGTTCATGGAAACAGTCCCGCATTTTCTCAATCGAGGGGCTGTCGGGGAAGTGCCCCAGCACCAAGGCCTTCATGGCGAGTTCTTTGGGGACTCCCACCAACTTCTCCTTCGCCGCCGGGTTCTCGATGAAGTAATGTTCGGTCTCTCTTCCGAGGAAATGAACCTCTACCGCCGGATGGGTTATGTTCATTTCCCGCAAGTATTCGTCCCACAAATGTTGATCAAATTGTCCTCTGTTTGTTTTGCGGGGCAGTCCTTCAAGGCCGATCTGACGCCGGAAGGTGGCTCGCCAGAGAACACCTATGTCAAGCCACTTGTCGTTGAGGATTTGGTAGAGTTTTTCTTTCACGGGATCTCCCCAAAAACGATCGCCTTCAAGGCGAGTTCTTCCGGAACGGCAATCGTCCTACACTTGATGGGGTCGGACACGACGACGAATCCCTTCGGATGATTCACGGGCTCCACGAGACAGCCCTTTGAAGAAAAAAGACATCCCGATTCCTCAAGGAGCTTGGTCCACTCCTTGACGATGTTCAAGTGCCGGCCGACGGTCACGGGCAAGCGTTCTGCGTGCAGTTTTGAAAACCTCTCGCGAAGAATCAGTTCAAGTTTTGATATGGATCGTCTTTCCCATCTCATGGCAACCCCAATGTCAATATCTTGTTCATCGTTTCTTCGGAAATCTTGATCCATCTCTGCTGCCATTCCAGATGACAGGAAGGATCAAGTATGCCTTCCTCTATGTCAAAAGTCATGCCGAGCGACTTGAGATATTCGTGCCACTTCGTCTTTGCCATTGCGTAGGCCACATGGCTGAACACATCCATCTCTTTGTTTTCAAAGGATTCGGTATACTTTCTTTGAAGAATGTCATAGACCTTCATTTTCCTCGGATAGCCTTGGTGGGGATGCTGATTTGCGATCTTTACGATGTCAATAAGGTCTCTCATGGCAGTCCCAGCACCAATATTTTCTCGGCGGTTTCCTTGTCAATTGCGAGGTGCGCTCCGAAGGGCGATGCGAACACCCATTCGTTTGGCTTTCGGGTCGGAGGCCATGGGTTATTTGAAAATCTGACCCCGACACCCTCTAGTCTCGTCTTCAAGGCATCCGCCCTCCCCTTCGGCTGCGGCGTACCGAGGGCCACCATGTCGTACAAAAAATTCTGGAACCTGTCGTAGATGGGGCCTTGAGCCGACAGAGGGCCGGGCGAGGATCTTCCTCCCAAGAGCAAATAGCGTCCGTCGTCATCCTCTGACTTCATGTTCCTCTACCTCAAGTTCGTAGTATCCGCCCTTGTAGAAGGAGGTGTCGCCGTAACTCCCTCTTTCCGGCTTCTTCAACTTCCTGTTCTTGACGAAATTCTCCGCATCCTCCTGCTTTGAGAATACTTCAACGATTTCCTTGTCGGGATGAGGGAGAAAAGGCCCGCCGATTTCGTCTTGGTAGACGCCTTCCGTCGTTCCGATGACGATATAGACTCTCATGCAAGTTGATGGCTCCTTGGTTGCCCGAACGCATCCATTGCCGGGAACTCCCCGAGAACGACGGCCTTCATGGCGAGGTCTTCGGGTATAAGTATGATCGTAGTCGCCTCCCAAGGGTGGGCCAAAGCGACGAATCGTCCTTCCGGAAGCCCGAGGGATTCCAAGGTTTGTTTGTCGGGATTCTGCAAGAACTCTCGGACGATGATTTTCTCTCTACGGACGCAAGAGCATCCGATCTCCTCAAGGTAGGCTTGGTGCAAGTCATACTCGGACCTGTAGCCGTCTAATTGGCTATGGTTCCTGAAGTTGGTCCGATACCAACAAGAAAGTTCGTGCATCCGGCACAGCAAGAGTTTGATGGCTTGGTTTTTCATGTATGGGTCATGTCGTCCAAGGCCTGCATATAGGGACAACTCCACTCCCTTGGGTTCTTGTCCGGGTAGCGGGAGTTGACATCGTCCAAGAGGCGCCTGACGGCGGAACGGAGTTTTGAATACTTTGATCGGCGCCAAAGCCAGCACGAAACAAACCCGATCAGAAGAATCCAAGGAACAAGCACCATAGCGGCCAGTCCGGCGACTCCGGCGGCGCCCTCGACCAAATAGGCCACACGAACAACCCAATATTCAAGCGTGGTCATTATGGATCTCTTTATGGTTGTCCACGATTATTCCGTACTCGATGATTCCGAGTTCTTTTTCGGCGTGGCTTGACGCATCTTCAATCGTGCCGAATGGGCCGTTGACGAAACTCCGGTCCTTGACCCCCTCTCCAAAAGAGAGGTTGTTTTCAACACAATGGGTGGCGAAGCCCATGGCCCAACGCCACCCGTCCTCAAACTTGCGGACGATGACAAAGTTGTCTGCGCTCATTGTGAACTACCCACGGCTTCAGCGAGCCCTCAGGCTCGCTGAAGCCGTGGGCTTCCTGCATTCATTGAACCCGCTTGCCTTCACGCGGATTCCGTTGATCTTACTCAACAGCCCGACGAAGGCAGAGGCGGAACTCTCCTGCACCTTAAAATCCCTGCGTTCCACAGGTACTCTTTTTTGTATCAAACCTTCGGTCTCTATACAAGAGGCCGACTTCCAGTCACGGTCACGCTCAAAACCACAACCGCACCGGTATGTCCTTTCCCCCAAAGAAAGCCTATTCAAACTGCCGCAACTCGGACAGAGCTTGGTCGAGGGGAAGAACTTGGGAACCTCACACGGCGTTACCGACTTGTTCTTCAAGTCGGAGATTATCCCGCCGATGCCAGAATTCTGTATCTTCCTCCCGTGACCACTTGCTTGCCAAGCGTGGACGCTCTCGTCCTGAAAGCACACATACCTGAAACTGCTGGTTATCGCATGAACGATCTTGTTCCTTATGTCCTTCTTCCTGTTGGAAATACGTTCGTACTCCCGCTGTCTCTTGATCCTGTCTTGGTTCTTCTTCTTGGAGTCGGGACGTCTGTCCCTCATGATCTTCCTGTCCAATCGGCGGAGCCGCTTGCTCACGGGGACCTGGAACTCGACCTTCGTACCGTCGCTGAACGTCAACTGGGTCTCGCACCCGAAGTCTATGCCGATGCTCGCCTCCGGCACGACCCTCTCCTTCTTCTCGCCGAAGGTGGTGACCTTGAGGTAGAAGTCGTCGGCCTTCCGCACGAGGTTGGCGTTGGCGATCTCAACATCGTCGGGAATTTGGTTGAGTCCGGATGCCTTGAGCCACTTCCTCACGCTCCTGATCTTGACCATTGACTTTTTCTTATCCAACTGGTGGGTCGCACCATACTGTTTCAGAGGTATGGAGTTGATCCTGCTCTTGAACTTTAGTCTTCCGACCTTGTGTCCCTTTTCCTTCAGGGCCTTGAGCGAGGACAAAGACCCGAATATTCTTGCCTTCATCGCCTGCTTCATCTCTCCGCCGAAAACAATCAGTGGCCGATCCTCGTACCTGTCCTCTACCTTGACGGGGACGGTCTTGGCTGTGGTGTCGGACTCGTTGATGTCATCCATGGACAGGCAGTAGTTGTAGAACCACTTCGCCTCCGTGAACAGTTGCGAAAGGTGCGTACGGGTCTTCTTTGACATCTTGGAGCGGTCCAGTTTCAACTCGAAGACTCGGCAGTCCATTTTTGACCGACGCTTCTTCGTTTCTTTTCTTTTGGAGACCCGTTTATCCATACGGGTCTATGCGTGCTTTTCTCGTAGTCCCTTTTTTATAGATGTAAAGTTCAAGGAAACTCGCCCAGCACCAAGACCTTGAAGGCGAATTCTTCGGGTATTCTCACGAAAGTAAGGCCGCCGCGCTTGTGGAAACTCTCCGGATCTACCACCTTGAAGAACGAATAATGGGGGTCGGAGAAGCACCCTATGGACTCAAGGTAGTCACTCCATGACTTCCCCGTCATGTAGAAGTCACGGTCGTATTTGAGGGCCAGGAGGCTCTCAATCTTCTCGGCGGCTTCAAGACGATCAAGATTCATGGCAAGAACCCCAGCACGAGGGCTTTCGTGGCAAGTTCCTTGGGGACATGGAATGTGGTCGCCTCATGCCGCGCATAGCATTCTCCTTTGTTAGAAAATGCAGTATTGATTGTCACCGCCCAATATTCGTCCTTGTTTTCGGGCGTCGTCGTTATTCCGTTCGTCGCCAGCCAGTCATCCCAGCCGAAACTTCCGTTCTGGGCGCTCTCAAAAAGAAAGGCCATAAGTTTGATCATCATCTGATTGAGTTTTTGTTCAATTTCTCTCAAGGCTTTTCTCGGTGTTGAACTTCCCTCAAAAACTGTTCGCCCGAAACTTTTCTGGTTATTACCGTGTAGTTTCCGTTGAAAATGTATTGATTTCCGTCGTAGTCTATGAAAACATCGCCGCCTGAATGATTTAGATTGCGATATGTTTTGCCACTAGCGTCTGTCACATCGTAGACTCTATAAGTTTTTTCTTGGTTCACTCCGCAAGCGGAGAGGAAAAGTATTGAAATTGCTATCAAACTGCGTGTCATCTTCTCACCCCAGGTGACCCATTTCCTTCCTGACCGCCCCTATGCGAATTCCGAGCTGATTAATCTGATCATTGAGCCCTCTGATCTCCTCAAGCCTCAGCAAGTTCTCGGAGGTGTTGGGGATGAGGCTCCATCCGTAGTGGGTATGGTATTCCTTTTTGGTCTCGTCGTCTATGAAGTTGAAGCTGTATTTACAAGAATATCCTTTCTGCTTCCTGACATTGACTGCGATCTTGCGCCCACGGCAAGCGTATTCTGTGGGAAGATTGTACGGAGCCTCCTCGCAGAAGACAGTGCCGTGATCGTAGATGTACTCCAAGTTCGGGTCGGGCTCCATGTCGCTCTTGTTGAACGAGCCCACGAAATCCCCGAAGCGGCCGGAAACTCCCTCTATCTTATCACCGATCTCCATCTCTCGCCTCCTTGGCGTCCAAAGAAAAACCCAGCCTCTCGCCGGCACGGCGCACATTATCAATGGCAGTCCGAACGGCCTCTTCCAAGGATTCAGAGTCCCTGTCAAAGTCCAGCCACAACTTGCCTCCGGACTTGCTGAGGGTTGCGTCGGCGCACCCCGCAAGGAACAAAGCGTCGGCCAGTTCGGTGGTCAAGTCTTCCGCGCCCGTCAGTTCTAGGGTGAATTCCCAGTTTTTCACATTTTCACCTTCGTCCATTCAAATCCGAAGCCCAGAATTCTGAAATTGATGCCACGACCCCAATCGTATGTGTAGTAGTACAATTCGGTGGTCAAATCCAGACTGAATCCGTACTGGCATAGATCATCGCTGGGGTGCCATTCGGGGTCGTCCATCTTGGGCTTTCTGAAAACCAGAAAGTTGAACGGATGGAAAAATTTGATGTCCCGCTTGAAAGACTCCCTCCTGAAGTATTTTTCTTCGCATTCCGCGCCGCAGACCCAGACTCCATCGTCCAACTGCCATCCTTCTCCGTGTGCCGGGCAGAGATAACTGTCGTTGACGGGGGTCTTCCTCTCGCACGTGTGGACGATCTTCCCGCAGGAGACGCAATTCTCTTTCGGGGCTTCGGGATCGGCGCATTCTTCGGTCATTTTCCCCACCTTTCCTTGACGTCCTCTACCATGAGGCCCATGCCGATGTCGCAAATCGGCGGGGTAGGCTTTTCGGGATTATATACCATTTCCCTGCAACGCTCGCATGTCTTGCAGTGGGCCTGAAGTCTCGGGTGTTCCTCGATTCTGAAGACCGGCGGTTCCCGGAGGGATTCAATATTTTTCTTGTGGATTTCGTTCAGAAAAGGCGTCAGAAAAAGCAAGGTGGCGAAACCCAGTCCGATCAGCCCCAACTCTATTTTTTTTATTCGTGGTAGTCCCAGCACGAGTATCTTGTCGGCATACCCCGCATCCATAACGATGGCCTTGTCGCCGTCATAAGGATTCCTCACGGCGATTGAATCCACGAAATCGTTGTTGATCACGGATACAAGATGGACACAACGCACCATTATAACATCAGGCTTCAATCTTTCCATATACTCGTCAATTCCTTTGACGCCGGCCGAATAGCCGAAACCCCCATAGCACTTGATCTCGTCGAATCTGTTTCTGAACATCAGATGCAACTTGTCTGCTTTTTCCCTTTTGGTCATGGCAGCCCCAACACCAAAATCTTATTTGCGTATTCCACTTCTAATACGATGACCTTTTTTTCGTGGACCGGGCTTATCACGGCAATCGCGTCCACGACTTGCTCGTTGATCAAGTAAACAAGGGTTTCTTGGTGCATCATCCTTGCGTGAGGATGCAGTTTTTCCATGTATTCTTCTATCTTTTCGTTGATCAAGAAGATTCGGTTTTTCGCCGAGCCACGAACGATGTCGTCTTTGATCTCATCAAATCTACGCTTGAATATCTGGTAGAGCCTGTCTGCTTTTTCTACCTTTGTCATTTCGGCCCCGGATCAGTGGTGTCGGGGGAAGGAAAGAATCTCTGAATGAACCATAAACAAAGAATCATGACCGGCATGGCGAACAGCCAGAAGACGATTGATATCGCGATGGCTAGTACGAAAATTTCAACGGCGATCATGGCAGAAACCCCAGCACCAGAGCCTTGTCCGCGAAGTCTCTTGGCATGTATATGGACTCGCCCCCCATGAAGGGAACATCCACATGATCCTTCGTCGGCTTCAAGTATTTCAGGCCATGTCTCTCCATCCAAGTTCGCCAACCATTCGGCTCAGGACCGGTCAGATCCGAAGGCATCACAATCCTGCCGAGTTCTTCCCGCAGCATGTTGACATATTTCAAGAAGATCATGTCTTTTAATTTTTCCCTCGGCCTGTCTGCCTCCTCGGCTCCGGGCGAGCGCCAACGGTCTGAAGAAATATAGGGAAGTTCGGTCCAAGCCGTCACGCCGTCGCCCACCTTCAGCATGTTCGCGTTAGTGTCCAACGCCAACTCTCCGGCGACAAGCACGGGATTGTTGGCCCACGAGTCGGGTTTCTGGATTTTGATGTGAGAACTCATCTAGTACTTTCAAAAGTTTGCCACATAAGAGGCAACCATTATCCACTCACCCTCAGAAAATTTCAAATGGGAGAAGTAGACGCTCACGGGTTTGTCGTCCTTGAATACGATATTGGCGAATCTTAACTGATCCCAACCAACGCACATATTGGTCAGTGCATCCCAAGGGCGCTCTCCGTGTTCTGTCAACTGCCCAGATTTCTGTTTTACATCCACCATGCCGTCAAGGTGCGGGGCGAAGTAGTTCTTCTCGCCCTCGGGCTGGATTATTTCCGCATCCAGTGTCCAGAGGTCTGTCCTTCTTCCCCATCTAGTGGTCTTTGAGTATCTGCCGTGCCTTGTCAGCTTGGCTCCGACGACCTTCGCCACCTCGGTGCGGCCCCCGATGTGGATGGATTCCACGGTGCCCTCGGCGGATAGGGAATGGTAGACGATGTCTTCCGGAGCCTTTTTCGTCTTGAAACTGTCAAAGATAGAGAGCATTATTACCCCGGTACTCAAGAAGTAAAGTATCTTATTCATTATTGAAACCCCAATTCTTGATCAAGTTCGCTCAGCTTTTCCAAAGCCTTCAGCCGTTGATAATTCAACCCGGCCACAAAACCACACTGGAAATAATAGAAATCATTGGGGGTTCCCTCGTGGTTCCCCTCAAGCCATATTTCTTCTGCCAATTCTTTGGAGCGAGTATAGCCGGATCGGATGGCTTCTAGTTGTTTCTGTTTCCAATCTTTCTTGTCACTCATCGTTAATCCCCAGTGCCTTCTGGAGTTCCTCGATTTTCTTCTGCATGCCTCTCAAACGAAAGGCCGTCATCCAAGAGTCAATATAGAGGTATGCGATGACCACTATACAGAAATCATTGAAGTTCATGTTATTTGCCTCTTGGGGCGCAACGCTGGAGGAGGTCCCTTGGGCATCTCCCTTCTCGTCTTTATGGAATCCGTCGAGAACATTTCGTTGCCCAAGAAACCCAGCAGGACGCCCGCCGAGAAAAGTGACAAGTACTTGAAGTCTTCATGGCGGTGAGACATGAAGCAAGAAGAGACAAACAGGGCGAAGATCGCGTAGCAAGCAAAGAGTTTCATTTCAGATCGCCCAGTAGTTTTTGATGTGCGACATTTTTTTTGTCACGGCAGAACTCCCAATACGAGAATCTTCGCGGCTAGTTCTCCGGGGATAAATACGAAGTCGCTTTCTACCTTGACGCACATCGTGCCCGGGGCGACATCGTTAAACGCGCTCTCAAAGTCTCTTCGGATCGCGTGCTCCTCTACAAGTTTACATCCAATCGAGACAAGGTAAGCCGCCCAAGCCCTCTCCGTGGCGATCTGGTGGCGGTATTCGCAATCTGCGCCGTGAGCCCCCCCGAGCCAGAGATCCTTTCTTATGCACCCAAGTTTGCGACGCAGCAGTGTTCTTAGTTTTTCTACGCCCATTATAGTCTCTTTTTTAGCGATGCAAAGGAACTTAGTCCCACATTCCTTGAAGGTACTTCCCGAACAAACACATAGCGTTCTGGATTCTGTCGTGGAACTTCTTATGGGCTTCAAGATCCAGCCTGCCTTCTTTGTAGAATTCGGTCTTTCCTTCGTCATCCGCGATCATGTTCTCAAACCCCCAGATTATTTCGTCGACCACCCACTCCCATCGGAGGTGAAAATTATTGTCGGGATATCCGCAGTGTTGTTCCTCTTCTGTCAAGGGCGTTGCGGCGGCGACACGAAGATGCTCTGGAACATCTTCGTCGTCTACGTGGGGAGATCCTTGTTTCTTTTCCTTAAGTTTCTTGAGCAACGGCAAGGCTATCAAGGCGATGGTGCTGTCCATCCCCCACACATCGTAGTTGTCTATGCGAATTTTGACCGTGCGCTTGCGGCGAGCGTGAATCCACTCGCATATTCCTAGGAGAGGAGTATCGGCAAGACGCTTGCCTATCTTTTCCCGGAGTTCTTTTGGAACGCCGACAAACTTGAGCAAATCGGCAATCTGATACGGACCCCACCATTTTAAATATGGTCCAATGTATATTTTCAATTTAAATCCCTCGTGTACAAGCCGTAGTCCACATGTTGGTCCACGCCGATGCGGTTTATAAAATCTACCAAGATGGCGTCTATTGTGTTCTGGTCGGCGTTGCACTCGCCGTTGGTCTCGTTCATGTGTCTGTTCCTGATCACGGAGGCTGCGCATCCGGATCTGTATTCCTTGGCCATTCTTGTGAGGTACTCAAGCAGTTCAATTTTTGTCATTTTGTTTTCTCCGGAAGGGGGATGTAGCCTAGAGTCATGATTTTTTCTGCCGTCTCATGCGACATGTATACTTGTCCGAAATTTGTCTCCACCGTGATTTTGTCGGGATCTGACGGACATGTCTTCTGTTTGCCCATTCCTATCGAAGATCTTATCAGATCTGGGAGGGTGGTGTGCACGCAGATGTCCATACTTGCAAGATGATCCATCCAGTGTTTGAGTCCGATCCCCTCTTCAATGCACGTGTACATGTGGTCTATAATAATGCCACGCAGCTTTTTCTCCACCGGATCCATTTTCAACGCCTTCAGCGTGTCTGCCACTTCCATAAGGTCGTCCTCGTTAATTGGTTTGTTTTTAGAACTAAACTCCCAGTGGTTGCCGAAAATGTTGTGAACTACCCACGGCTACGCTCGCATGAATGCTCGCTGAAGCCATGGTGGTCAAAACTAACCGGGTCGTTTTTAAATTTTTCCTTAATTTCCTTGAACGAAGGCGGGCTCGGGTATCTTTCCACCCCCACATCAACCACTCTGGCCTTGTATAAGACTTTTCCCATTTCGGAGCCGTACAGGTTGCCGTGAGAGTGCCCGTGTATCATGAAGGCGCCCTTTCCTTGCTTGTTGAACGACGCTATTGCGTAGTGGCTCAGAACACACATTGTTCCATTCACGACGGCCTCTAGATAACTGGGGCAGAAAACCACTTTCTTCTCGGAGTTTATTTGGAGTTCATTTTCTTCCAATCTATCAAACACCTGCTTAATGCCGGCATTGTGGTTTCCGAAAAGCAGGTACATGGTCTTGAAATTTAGAATTTGGAAGTAGTTGAGGAGCCTTCGTTCGCCGTCGTGCCCAAACAGCATATCCCCCAAGTTGAAAATTGTGCTTTTTTGAGAAATCTTTTCGTTCCATCTCTTGACCAAAGATGAATCGTGCTCCTCTAAGGATGAGAATCCTCTTTTGGCGTACAAGGGTTCGTCCCAACTTCTGCACTCTTGTCCTAGGTGCATATCAGACCAAAAGAAGATATTGTCTTCCTTGTCCTGTATCTTGACGGGCTTGTAGAAAAGATCCTTCAAGTTTGCACCTTGGCCTATTGTATTTTGTTTCGGATCGTCGGTCAAGTATAATGTTGACTTGAAATTAACTTTCTTATATGATGTTGAAATCTTTTGGAATATTGATATGCAAATGATAGAGAAGGGCTGGGGTCACGAGAAGATCATACACAACGCGGATGGGTACTGCGGCAAGATATTGTGTTTTAATAAGGGGAAAAAGTGCTCTTTTCATTATCACAAAATTAAGGTGGAAACTTTTTATTGCGTAGGCAAGGTCATTGTCCGGCACGGGTATTGTGACGACTTGGAATCCGCTTCTGAAACCGTTCTGAATACGGGAGACATATTTCATGTGCCTCTCGGTCTACGCCACCAGATGGAAGCCCTTGAAGATTCGCAATTGTTTGAATTCTCTACCCCCGACACGCCCGAGGACTCCATAAGAATTGTCAAGGGGGACTGAATGAAGACCGATCTTTATGTTTTTCAGTGGATATCGGATCTAGGTGGTGCGGATACGCGACTGAAAGACTTGTTGGTCTTGCTGAAGGACGATTTCAATATTACTTGCATACCAAACGACGCTGGAAGGCTCAACGAGAAGCACAACACTGATTTCTTGGACGCTTTGGGCATCAAGTACTGCATGCCCCCAGGTCTTCCTAAAAATCCCAAGGGGTTCGCATATGCCAATTGCAACTTCAGGCTTTTTAAGGAGGCTGAGCGGCTGGATTTCATAAGATCTTTGGATCTTAAATTTCTTTGGTCAAACGACATGATGTGGACGACCAGCGAAGAGCTGGACGGCATAGTCAAGGGCAAGGTTGACTGCTGCCTGTTCACATCGCCCTTTCACTTCAACCATGTGTCGCCCACAATACTTTCTGTAAAGCCCGACCAGAAGGTTGCGATCCTGGACAACTACTTTGACAGTTCCACTTGGCCTTATTTTGACAGACCCCGTCGCCCCACGGTTGTCTGTGGCAAGGTAAGCCGCGATGACTTCCTCAAGTTTTCTGAGGACTTTCCCGTCTTTTATGAATCGGCCACCATTTCAATTCCCGCTTCTTACAAGGTTATGGGGTGGAGTTCTCCTCTGGCCAAGAGGTACGATTGGTTTGACTTTTCCGACAAGTGGAGCCTTTTGGGAGCCAACCAAGTTGGAACTGTTGATTTTCTCAAGTCTATTGATGTTTTTCTTTATAATTGCAATCGCGAGTTTATAGAAAACCAAAGCCGTGCTGTTGTGGAGGCGCAGCTGACGGGCTGTCCTGTGGTTGCGCCCAACAAGTGGAACTTTCCCAATATGGTGTGGGATCAGCGAACGGGATACTTGTGGAACGACCTTGATGAACTTAGGGAGGCAATGATTGATCTTTCCAACTATGAATTCAGACGAAAAATGAGCCGACTGGCTAGTGCTTGTTCCCGTGAAATATGGTGCGATTCCGCCTCTGCAAAAAGGAAGTGGAACGCTGTATTAAATTACGCACAGAGTTGAAAAATTATGAAGACTTTAATTTGGTCGGTTGCGTGGGGCGAATACAGGTTCATGTTGCAGAGCCTTGTGAGTTCCATTCGTGAATCGGGCTTGGAACACGATATTCTGACCTTTTCGGACGAACCTATCTTTGGTACAGCTTCGTGCGAACTAGACAAGGGAATAGACCTGGACTTTAAGCAGTACTGGAAGTTCAAATATCTTTTGAAAGTCTGTGAGCTTGACTATGACTTGTTTGTTTTCATAGACAGCGATCACTACTTTGTCCGTAAGCCTCCCAAGGACTTTTGCGACATAATCGGGCTTGATCCTTGGCACTCTTTTTTGGAGTCTCCTTTGAACTCGCCCCAAACCCGTCGTCCCGATTGGTGGGGACTCCCCAACGCCCTAATGGCGGACTTGTATCGCGACTTCGGAGTCGTTCAAAGGACAAAGTACAGTACGAATGGCGGCTTCTGGATGTGCAAAAAGCCGTTTGCTCGCATGGCCATGGAAACCTCGGAGAGGTTCAGGATATTTCAGAAGAACAGGGGTCTCGACCTTCCGGAGGAAGTCTTTGTCGCCGTTCTGTCCCACATGTTCAGCAAGAACTACGAGGACAGATTCCACGCCAGACACGAGGACATATGGGCCAGCGAGTGGACCGGAGTTTTGAGCGACAGGCTCCCGGACGGCTCGCCTTGGGAATTTCAAGAGTACATGACGGGAACGAGGAGAGTCGTTGATCCCGCCATAGTCCATGCCATGAGAAGCAAAAGTGCTCTCGCCTCAAGAGGCAAGCGGATATTAGAATCAAGCCGTCCAAGTTTTGTTTCTTGGGCTGAAGTTTCAAAGGAGAATGAAAATTAAAGCAGAACTTCTCAGTCATTTCGGCGACGACCTTATGGTCGTTAATGCGGCCAGGGTGAGTTATGGAAAGGCCAAAGCCTCCTTGGATGAAAAGGACTCTAGGCTCATAAAGTTTCTTGTGGAGCATGGCCATACTTCGCCTTTCAGGCACCCTCAGCTTCAATTTAGGATACAATGCCCCGTCTTTGTGGAGAGGCAGTTGTTTAAGCATCAGGTGGGACTCACGGCGAACAGCATAAGCGGGAGATATGTTGATTTTTCAGACGAGTACTGGATCCCTGACCAATTGAGGCTTCAGTCCAAGGATAGCAAGCAAGGAAGTTCTGGCGACATAGATCCCGAAAGGAATTCGTATCTTATCAATAAAATCAAGGAAGCAATTGGCGTCTGCAAGGATATTTATGAGGAGATGGAGTCCTCCGGAGTGGCGAAGGAGCAATGCAGGGTAATACTGCCCCTCTGTTTAGAGACGCAGTTTATTTGGACGGGATCTCTGGCGGCTTTTATGCACCTGTGGAGACTCAGGCTCAAGCCCGACGCCCAGAAGGAGACTAGGGATGTAGCATCAATGATGCTCGATCTAGTTAAGAAAATTCCTGGGGATCCTTTTAAATTCACGCTGGAGGCGTTTGGCCTTTGAGTATTTTGATTGATAGGCTTTACGATTATAGGCCAAAAGTTGCCGTTTTCGGCGACGCCATTCTGGACGAATACTATGATGTCTCTGCGGACAGGGTCAGTCCGGAGTTCCCCATACCGGTTATGAAGGCTCCAAATGAAATACCAAAAATTGTTCTTGGAGGAGCTGCTAATGTCTGCAGGCAATTTTCAAATTTTAATTTTGATGTGAGTCTTTTTGCCTTGACGAATGAGGCAATGAAGGTTTTTGCTGGCGACATAAACATGGATGGCTGCATATTTTCTAAGGGCATCCCGACGAAGAAGAGATTCTACAGTGGCGGTTTTCCGTTGTGTCGGTTGGACATAGAAGGCGAGAACTATAATCTCTCGCCGGACTTGATGAAATCTTTTCAAGACAAGTTGCTTCAAAATTTGTCGGAATCCCAGCCGTTTGATGTCGTGATTTTCTCCGATTACGACAAGGGCTTGCTGAAGGGAAGAAGTGATTTTATAAGGAGCATTGGAGAGGGATCCATTACAATAGTTGATCCAAAAAAGCACCCCATTGATAGGTGGAAGGGTTGTACCATAATAAAACCCAATTCCAAGGAGGCTGCCGAGATGAGCGGCCATTTTGACTGGAGGCTTCAGTGTGAATATTTTATGAGAGAGACGGATTGCCAAGCCGTTGTCATAACTCAAGCCGGCGATGGGGTGGTGGGAAATGTCCAGGGCTCATGGTTTGAATATAGGCCCATTGTAAAGAAGACGCCCAGGTCTGTTATTGGAGCCGGCGATGCGTTTATAGCGTTTCTTTCAATGTGTATGGCTCATTCTATAGACATAAGAAAGGCCGTAGAAATATCGTTTGATGCATGTTCTAGGTATATTGAACGGGATCACAATAGCCCATTGCACCCGTATCAGATATGTTCTTCTAAGTTTGTAGACCCCAGAATTTTTTCCAAAAGAGACTTTTCATTATCTTTTGCTAATGGCTGCTTTGACATTCTTCATCCGGGCCACATGGAACTTTTGAAGTTTGCCAAATCTCGTGCGGACAAGCTTGTGGTCGCTCTCAATTCGGACGATAGCGTCAAGAGGCAGAAAAAGGCTCACGGTTTGGTCAACAGTCTGGAGCATAGAAAAGCGATGATTTCATCGTTGGAATGCGTGGATTTTGTCGTTTCATTTGATGAGGACACCCCGCATAATCTGGTCAAACTTGTATGTCCGGAAGTCCTCGTCAAGGGCTCGGAATACTCGGATCCCGTCGGATCTGAATTTGCACGCGAGGTCTGCTTTTTTCCAATGGTTTCGGGTCATTCCACAACCTTGATGATGGACAAAATAAGATCCATGTGAATACATAATTTCATGAAATTCAGCGAATGGATCGTAATCAGAGAAAATCAGATCAACCCCATCCAGTCCTTGATTGGAGGGGGGATTAAGACCTCCGTAAAAAAGAAAGATACTACCGTAGACAACATCAGATCTGTTTTGATGAAGTCAAAGAACCCAAAGATGGCGAGCAAGCAAGTTGCTCAAATTTATGACAATAAAATGAAGAGCAGCACGGATCCCACGGAGATTGCGGACGCTTCGCGCTCAAAAAGCGACATACTGACCGCTCTGAACAAAAGATGAGCTTCAAGGAATGGCTGGTCTCAGAGGGTGGCAAAGGTTCGGGCCCAAAGTTAACAGCAACCGGAGCTCTCGGCACCGGCGGAATGGCCCAGCACGGGAGGGTCTTCCGGATGACGAGCCCGCATTCTTTCAAGATCAAGACTAAAATTCGGCGCTTTTCAAACTATTCTTAAGTTGATGCCCGATCAAAGTTTAAAGATAGCTATATCATGCGATTGCTCTCCGCACCAAGAGTGGATGGCGTTTGCATCTTGGTACTCCCTCAGAAAGCGACTGCCGGATTGGGAGGTTGTTCTAGAATTAAACCTAGACAAGCCCCTTTTTCAGTGGGCTTCTAGGCTTGGAGTCAAGATCTCCAAGCAAGCGGGCTCCGAGATAAAGATAGGGCCGACGGTGGTTGCCGTGAGAGACTTTGAAGGAAACTTTGACATTGCCTCTTCTAAATCTAGCATCCAAAGCATGTTAGTTGACTATAGTGAGGGTTGTGGCAATTTTGTTTTAAAAGAATGGATAGATAGATCGGACATTCCTTTTTATAGGGCTCTCAAAAGATTCGGCACAAGTAGATTGACCGTCAACGAGATGGCGGTTTTAAATTTGTGGGAGCAGTGCAACAATGTATATTTACACGCTGGAGGCTCATGAAGAGATTTTATTTCGGTGAAGATGATGAGGATAGCGGAGAGGACGAGGAATTTGACGAGACCAAGTTCTTGATGCCCGACGCCGCCGAGTTGATATCCATGACCCAGTTTGACAACCCGGATCAGCACATCCTTAATTGCGCCATAAAAATATGCGAAAAATCTCTTTTTTGGAGATTGAGAAGCCTTTCTTACAAGTTAAAAGCTTTTGAAACGGCTTTCACGACGATAAAAAAACTAACAGAAGGACAGAACGATGCCGAGATATGAGATGCAGTGCGGAAAATGCAATGAAGTCTATGATGTTTGGTCAAAGATAGCGGAAAAGGAAGATTCGGTCAAATCTGCGAAGTGCCCCAAGTGCAATTCTTCTAAGAAGTTTGAAATATTTGGGTGCCCCTCGGTTAGTTTTGCCAATCCGGTCGGAACTGACAGGTGGAACAGCGAGTCTAAGGGTCACGATTATAGGTTCAAGCATAACATGGACAAGCCCGGCGGCGTGCGCGACCAGAGGAAGGCCGCCGAAAGGGCATCCAGGGTTGGCCCCGAGCCGTATCGAAAGATAGACGACATATCCAGCGGAAATCATTTCGGAGAAGTTAAGTAAGTTGTTTGTGCTAACCATTTTAGGTTCAAATGAAAAGCACGGCCTTTGTGCCGTGCTTTTTTAGTTTGATTACACTAGAATATTTAAACACGAAAGGCATTACGATGAGCGAAATTCTCAAGAAGCTTTCTTCAAAGTTTGATAAAGAAAAGTTCAAGAAACTTAACGAGGAGATGTCGTTCTCCGAATATCTTGATCTGGTATATTCTAATCCAAAGCTTGCCAGGACAGCATATCAGTATCTTTATGATATGATCATGAGCAAGGGCACCTCAAAAGTGGAGAGATACAGGAAGACCTACATACACTACAATTTTTTTGACAGTTCCGATTCGCCAATATTCGGACTTTCGGAAACGCTTCACCAACTCGTTCAGTTTTTCAAGGGAGCCGCCGGCGGTTACGGCCCGGAGCGAAGGGTCTTGCTGTTGCACGGCCCCGTAGGCAGTTCCAAGTCCACAATCCTTCGTTGCATAAAAAAGGGTTTGGAAAAGTACTCGCTCACCGACGAGGGCTCGTGGTACACATTCAAGTGGGTCAACCTGCCAACCGATAAGGAAAACGGCATATACACGCAGTCCGAGGACGAGTCGCCCATGCACGAAGATCCCCTCAAACTTCTCCCTCCAGACATGAGAAAGGATGTCGTTGCTGATCTCAACAGGATACTTGTAGAAAACACCCCTGAGAAGGATCGCAAGACACTATACAGGTTAAATGTTGACGGGGAGTTGGATCCAAGGTCTAAGAAGTTCATGCAAGAACTGCTTCTTAGGAATGATGGGGATTGGGGCAAGGTCGTGGAAAATCACATCCGGGTCGTGCGCAAGACTCACAGTGAGGCCGACCGCTGTGGCATAGCCACCTTCCAACCCAAGGATGAGAAGAACCAAGATAGCACCGAACTTACTGGTGATATAAACTGGGGCAAGTTGCCGCACTTTGGCACAGATTCGGATCCTAGGGCGTTCAATTTTGACGGAGAATTCTGTGTTGGCAGCAGGGGAATTGTCGAATTCATAGAGGTTTTAAAGCTTGCCAAGGAGTTCCTCTACGACCTCCTCGGGGCTTCTCAGGAAAAGCAGATCAAGCCAAAGAAGTTCCCGCAAGTGGCTGTCGACACAGTTCTCATAGGCCATACAAACTCTCCTGAGTTCTTGAGGCTAAAGAGCGACCAGACCATGGAGGCTTTAAGGGATAGGACTGTGAAGATAGATGTTCCCTATTTGCTCAGGTGGAGCGAGGAGCTCAAGATTCTGGAACACCAGTACAACAAGGATAAGATCAAGCAGCACATAGCGCCCCACACCTTAGAGATAGCCGCTCTGTGGTCCGTTCTTACTAGACTTCAAGAAGACAAGGACGGGAAGATAAGCCTCGTGGAAAAGGCCAAGTTGTACGACGGCAGATCCCTTCCCGGCTGGACGGAGGATAGCGTGAAGGAGTTGCGGGACAAATATCCTGACGAGGGCATGACGGGAATAAGTTGTCGTTACACCCAGGACAAGATTAGCAACTGCTTGAGTTCGCACTACGATTATATAAACTTTTTTATGGTTCTCAATGAACTTAAGGCCGGGGTAGACCATCAGTCCCTTTTTGACAACGAGGAGGACAAGTCCAAATTCGTGGCTTGCATAGACCTAGCCAGGAAGGAACTGGACGAGATACTTAAGGCCGAAGTCCAGAAGGCCCTTGTTGGCGACGAGCATGCCATAGAAAGGCTTTGCGGAAACTACATAGACAATGTCATGGCCTACATCAACGGCACGAAGATAAAAAATCCCTTCACGGAGCAAGATCAGGAGCCGGACGAAAGATTGATGCGATCCATAGAAGAGAAGATAGATATACCTGAAGTTGGTGCCGACGATTTCAGAAGGATGCTGGCTGGCTTTATTGGCCACCTAGCCCATGGCGGCAAGAAGTTCAAATGGGACTCAAACCCCCAGCTTAAGAAAGCCTTGGAGGCCAAGCTTTTTGAGGACACTAAGGATCACATAAAGTTGTCGGCTCTAAATATCAAGGGAGCCACCGTCGTGGACAAGGATATCCAAGAGAAGATAGACGCCGTAAAGAAGAGGCTCATAGACCAGTACGGCTACAACGAGCAGAGCGCGACCGATGTCTTGGAATACATAAGTTCCATATTCGCTCGCGGAGACGTTTCGGAAGACGACTGAAAAAGAGGTGAGTTATTCCACGCCGCATAGATTCCGATCATAAGGACTTCCAAGATGTCTACGGAGGCATAAGAAGGAAAGAACTTAAAAAGTACATCAAGAATGGATCCATCTTTCGAAATAGAGGAAAGAATGGAAAGATAGTCGTTACAATTCCAAAGATTGACATACCGCACATCGTCTACGGCGATAGCGACGGCGGTATCGGCCGTGGAAAGGGCGAAAAGGGCGATGTAATAGGCAAGGACGATCAGAAGGGCGACGGAAAGGGCAATAAGGCCGGACAAGACGCGGGCGACGGCATGGATATTGCCGTGGACATGGACGAGGTTCTAAAGTTCATGCAGGATGAACTTGAACTTCCTGATATGAAACCCAAGCCGAGTGACACCTATGAGCAGATAATCAAGAAATATAACAACATAGCCCTCGTGGGGCCCGAATCGCTCAGGCACAACGCCAGAACCCTTAAGCAAGCTCTGAAGCGGCAGTGTGCCGACGGATCCATAAATAAACTCTACCAGATTCCGGGCTTTGCCAACCCGATTAGGCTCATAACCCCCATAAACAGCGACAAGCGATACCGCCAGTTTAATGAGATAAAATTGCCTTCTAGCAATGCCGTAATATTCTTCGCCAGGGACGGATCCGCGTCCATGGATCAGTACAAGTGCGACATTGTAAGCGACATGAGTTGGTGGATAGACACTTGGATTCGTAAGTTTTATGACAAGGTAGAGCGTGTCTATGTTTGGCACGACACGGTCGCGAAAGAGGTTGATGAGAAGAAGTTCTACAAGTACCGGTACGGCGGAGGCACGACCTGCTCCACCGCATTGAAACTCATATCCAAGATGTTTGAGAACAGGTTCAATCCCATCAAGTGGAACATATATTTGTTTTATTTCACGGACGGCGAGAATTGGGACAATGACAACGATGTGTTTGTAAAGACGCTGGAGGAGGAATTCGGTCCTAAGTTCGTAAACATGGTGGGCATCACCCAGATACTTCCATGGAGGTACGAGAACAGCCTCAAGCAGGCGGTAGATGAAAAATGCAAGTCGACGAACCTTAAGACAACGCAGGTGGGCACGGACTCCAACTTGTCCGACCAAGAAAGGGACAGGGGCATTAAGGACGCGATTATAGACCTTCTCGGAAAGGGAAGAAGAAGAGGAAGAACGGAGAACTACTGGGCCAACAACCTGGGATGACATAATGAACAACAGAAAATTCATGATGGGATCCCCAGTATTGATGGGGAATAGTAAGATTCCAGGCGTGCCGATGCCCGAGGAACTTAAGAGACTCCTTCCCGAGATATTCAGAAAGGTGAGCGAGTTCGGCTGTGACTTCCCTCCGACCGTTGTTGAAATGCTCACCTACGACGAGATAAGCGAAATAGCAGCCTATGGCGGCTTTCCCGTGAGGTATCCTCATTGGAAATGGGGCATGGAGTATGAGGAGCTCCAGCGCGGATATCTTCATGGCATGCACAGGATATACGAAATGGTCACGAATTGCACCCCCGTATACCTTTATTGCCTAGACTCGAACAGCCTTCTTGACAATGTGACTGTAGTCGCTCATGCACTCGGCCACGCTGATTTTTTCAAAAACAACATCTACTTCTCGCAGACCAGCCAGAACATGATGAACGAGTTGGCCAACCACGGCACCAGGATCAAAAAGTACATGAGCCGTTGGGGAAAGGAAAGGGTCACCGAGTTTATAGACCATGTGCTCAGGATAGAGACTTTGATAGATCCTTCCAAGGCTTGGCAGCCCAAGAAATACAAGGACAACATTCCGAGGGACAAGCGAAAGTACCGCCATCCTAAGCGACTCAAGGTCGAGGACGGCCACGACTACATGGACGAGTATGTGAACACGGAGGAGTGGATCAAGAAACAGCAGTTGGAGATAGAAAAAATTGAAGCTGCCGAATATCTGGATCTCTTCGTGGGTTCCACCAAGGACATAATGGGCTTCATTAGGGACAACGCCCCTCTCAAGCCTTGGGAGAGCGACATCGTGTCTATGCTCTACGAGGAAAGCATGTACTTTGCCCCACAGAGAATGACAAAGACTATAAATGAGGGACACGCTTGTGTCGGGCCCGATACTTTGATTTGTACTGACAATGGAATCATAACAGCGAAAGAGCTTGTTGAAGGGAAGATCTCATGCTTGGTTTCGGACGGCGACTCCAACAAAAAGGTCAGCAACTGGTTCATTTTTAATGAAAGAAAAACTGTAACGATAGAGACAAGGAGGGGATATAAGATCACAGGATCGGATAACCACAGAATTATGGAATCTGAGGGTCAATGGATCCATATGAGAGACCTAAATGAGGGTGACAAGGTAAGGATAAGTGGTTCCAATGTATGGCCTAAAGATCCGGTCGGTCTGGATTACAAGGAAGAAGAGAGGCTGGACACAAGAAAGATACGAGAAATTCTTGGCTCCAAGTACTGGAAATGCAACTATTACCGAATGGGAATGCAGACTGACGCACAAGCCGGGCTTAAAGTCGTGGAGTTGAGTAAGATTTTTGACGAGCAAGTTTCAAGGTTGGGAGAAACTCAAACCATAAGACGCAAAAAAATCTCAATTCCGACCGAGGTCACTGAAGGTTTGGCTAGTTTTCTGGGCTATATGATAGGCGATGGTCATATTTCTGAATCCGGTAGATCTTTTGGTTTGACTTCAGGTGATCTAGAGCAGATTGAAGAGTATGAAAATCTTTTGGGATCTCTTTTTGGTCTGGTTGGCAAGAGGAAGTGGGACGGGAGCTCAAAGAATGGCAGGTGGAGAGTCTCTTGTTCTTCCAAGAGCTTACAAGAATTTTTGAAGAGTATAGGATTAAAGACGGGCGTCTGCGCCAGAGAAAAGACAGTCCCCAATTGTATATTGAGGTCTCCCAAGAATGTAGTGTCTGCCTTTCTTAGATCCTATTTTGATTGTGACGGCTATGCTGGCAAGGCCGGAGTGATTTTGTCCACCTCCAGCGAAAAGATGGGAGAACAGATCCAGACCATTCTCCTCAACTATGGGATAATTTCCTCAAGAAAGAAAGCCAAGGCCTCTGATGAAAAGAAAACACACATTTGGCAAATTCGTATTTGCGGCGTTCAAGCCAAGAAATTCATGGAGCAGATAAGTTTCGGCCTAAAAAGAAAGCAAGATTCCCTTGGCAAATACATCAACGACAGGTTGTGGTTCACGAGGGAAAATTGGTCTGATGAAATTGTTTCCATAAAATTCGGCCAAGGAACAGTCTATGACATGACTGTTGACGACACCCATCGCTATGCGGCCCATGGATTTATAAATCACAACAGCTGGGTTGACTATCATATTATTTCAAAACAAGGACTTGCCGGACTCGGCCAAGAGCACGAAAGTTCGGGCATCATAGAGTACGCAAAGCACAAGATGGGGGTGCTTGGAGGCAAATATTCAATGAACCCCTATAAGCTTGGATTTAATCTTCTGTGCGACATAGAGGAGCGATGGGACAAGGGCAAGTTCGGTACCGAGTGGGAAGAGTGCCCCGATATAAAAAAGAAACAAGATTGGGATCTAAAACTCGGACTGGGTCACGACAAGGTCTTTGAGGTTAGGAAACTATACAACGATTTAACCCTCATCATGGAATTCTTCACGCCCGAGTTTTGCGAAAAGTATGAATTTTTTGAGTGGAAGAAGTATCCGAACGGGGAATATAAGATTGAGAGCAAGGATCCCACCAAGATCAAGGCCAAACTGGTGGCCAGATACATGAATGGCGGATTGCCCGAAATCAGGCTCATGGATCCCAACCACAGAAACAAGGGCATCATGTTTCTCCAGCACAATTGGCACGGCCGTGGCCTGCACGACTCTTATGTGGGTCCCGTTCTGGAGTCCTTGAGGCGACTTTGGAAGAACGATGTCTATCTGGCCACTAGAGACAAGGAGGGCAATGAATTTATTTACAGGTGCCGATCCGACGACTGCAAGGTGGATATGATTCCCCGGGAAGATTACGAGGACGGCTTTTTTTAGGCCTTTTTTGGCCTATTTTTAGGCCTTTTTTGATTGAAAAAGGCCTTCCTTTTTGTTTTTCCAAATGCCTAAATACCCGTGTGGTTTTTGACTAGATTAAACACGGGAGATCATGAATTCCATCGCCAAACGAAACATATCGGCCGAGCAGCTGATAAGCGAGATTCACGAGCATCACATAAATCACCTGAGCAGGGAGATTTACTTGCACGGATATGCGGATGCTGATGAGGAGCCCGGGGTTGACTACAGGATGGCCACCTCGTTCGTGAAAAACATGCACATACTGGAGATGCATGGTTCGGCCAACATTCTTGTCCACATGCACACCATAGGTGGAAACTGGAGCGACGGAATGGCTATGTTCAACGCTATCCAGATGTCCAAGGCGTCTGTGACGATACTTGGCTATGCCCAAGCGAGCAGCATGAGTGGCGTTGTCTTTCAGGCAGCAGACAAGCGGGTTCTCATGCCTGACTGCGAGATAATGATACACCATGGTTCGTTAACCATTGAGGACACGACCATGGCCGTAAAGAGCGCCGTAGACCAGAATGAGAAGTATTGCAAGAGAATGCTCCAGATTTTTGCGGAGCGTGCTGTTATGGGCACTTATTTCAAGGAAAGGAAGTACAGCATCAAAAGAGCCATGACCTTCATAGACCAGAAGATACGCCAGAATGGCGACTGGTACTTGATGCCAGAAGAGGCTGTTTATTACGGGTTTGCCGACGGGATATTTGGCGAAAAGGGATTTGAAAACTATGCAAAAATACGATCAGGAAAGAAGAAGAAAAAGAACTAATTTATATTGGAGGTTAATAAAATGACAGATGCTGATCTTTTGCTTTCTGATGAGTTTGTATCTTTTTCCAAGGTGATCGCGGCCGTTCACGAGGAGAAGAAGGTTTTGGAGGAAGATTTCAAGGCCAAATTCGATGAATACAAGGCCAAGAAAAAGGAATTGGAATCCAGGGTCGCCGCGGCCAATTCAAAGTGGGAGGAATGGAAATCTTCTCAGAAGGGGAGGTGAAATTGACTCGTCTATCTACTTGCTTTCTTTTGGCTCCCTTGCTTTTGGCCTCCCTTCAATCGTTTGCTGAAGACATCTCGGAGATGGGTAGTTTTGAACTCATTTTAAATTCCGATTTGACGGTGGGAGCCAACACGATTTATGCGGAAATAGGCAA